ATTTAGTAGAGGATCTGGATCTGGAGATGGATCTGGGGATGGATCTGGAAATGGATCTGGATCTGGACATGGATATGGAGATGGATCTGGAAATGGATCTGGATATGGATCTGGCTATGGATATGGATCTGGAAATGGATCTGGATATGGAGATGGGGATGGATCTGGATCTGGATCTGGGGATGGATCTGTAGATGGATCTGGATCTGGATCTGGATCTGGACATGGATATGGCGATGGGTCTGGATATGGAGATGGGTATGGCGATGGCCATTAACTTACAAACTAAATCAATCTGGGTGTAAAAACCCAATTTAAACAATTTAAGGAAGGTTAATCCATGATAAACGAAAATAGAAAGCGGGCCATTGAACTTGTAGATGAGGTGGCACATGAATCACCAGACGATAAACAAGTAGGAGGCACACACTATACGGATCTACCTCTAGAGCCGTGGGAAATAATAGAACGATTAAACCTAGACTTCTGGGATGGTAACGCTCTAAAATACCTATTAAGACACAGTTCTAAAAACGGCATTGAAGACCTTAAAAAAGCAGTACATTACATTGAGAAAAAAATAAGCATATTGGAGAGCAAATGAAAATTCTAATAAACCAGATAAACGAAATGATAGAAGAGACGGCCGTTGCAATGAAAGAAACTGAATTTGAGCGAGGGTACAGAGAAGGACTAAGGGTTTCTGTACATATGTTAGAACTTTACATGAAAATCAAAGAGGAAAAATGAGAATATTCAATGCCCAGTATAGACAAGACAGGCGGTTAACTCTGTCTCAGACCCTGGAAGATGAGGCTATATTATGATCTGGCTAATAGGCTCTCTACTGGTAATATCAGCTCTATTCGTGACTTTCATTATATTTATAAATAAATTAGATAAATACATGATGAGCCTTGACAAGAAAACTAAATAACTTAAATTGATATTGAGGCCACCACAAACCTCATAAAATTTTTTGCAAGTACAGATATACTCCTCTCGTTGTGGTGGCTTCGGGTTTATATCTCGTGCTTGCATTTTAGGAGTCACCACAGTGAAAAAAGAAACGAAATCAACTTTATTTAAAGCTATAGCAAGAGTAATCCTCTTTGCAGTTGTAGCTGTATCACTATATCTAATTCAGGTGGAGCGATGAAGCCTATACACGTATACATCGGCCTTATTGTCCTATACACAGCGGTAGTTATAACACTCCTACACGTTAGAGAGCAACACGAACAATGGAAGCAGAGCCACATAGATATGGCAACAGGGGGACAAGATGCATATGACGTTTACAGATGAAATAGATATGATACTAGACCTATACCCTCGCAACCGCTGGAAATGCTTAGAGGCTGTTAAGCGTATAGGGCTAACACAATTCGTCAAACAAGCCTCTGTAAACCATGCCTATAGTGCATTTGTACAGGTGGTTGGAGCATATAAACAAGAGGAAACAAGGGGAAAGCTATGAGCATACAGCTAGAAAGCGCAAAGAAAGCACATGCCCTATTGAGACACTACACTAAAGTGGGTGGAAACTCTCTCAATGAGCACAAGAGAAACTTAAGAGACATCATTAGCACAGAAATACGGGTTTTTGTGGGTAGGTGTTACACAAAAGGCGGTGAAGAGGGGGAAGAGGAATGAACCTAATATACATAACAGCCATAACCCTATTAATGGGGTGCATACTAGAGCCAAAGCCTGAACGGAATAAACCTATAATAGATGAGATAGAGATAGATACCCCAAAACATAAAGAATAAGCTATATTTTGTGTACCACTTTAATGTGAGGCTATAATGGCTAAGAAGAAGACCCCAAAAGATGGGAGACCAACCAAGTACAAAGAAGAGTACGCTGGACAGGTTTACAATTACGCACTGCTAGGAGCAACAGACGAGGATCTTGCAAGAATCTTTGACGTTTGTATTGCAACTATATCCAATTGGAAGAACGATTATCCCGAGTTTTTAGATACCATAAAAAAGGGCAAGGATGAAGCAGACGGTCAAGTAGTCAAATCCCTATATCAGAGAGCACTAGGTTACACCATCAAAGAGACTAAAACTAGCTCAGGTGGTGAGCGTGATGTTACCACTATAACATATAAAGAAATCCCCTCAGAGACAATAGCCGCTATATTTTGGTTAAAGAATCGTCAAAAAGATAAATGGCGTGATAAGCAAGATATTGAGCAATCTGGTAAAATAGAAGTATCTAACGCTGATGACCTACAGAAATACACTCCTGAAGATTTACAAGCTATGATGGATATTAGGGCTAAGTATAAGGGTGATTCAGAAGCCTTAACCTAGACTACAGCAAAGACTCAAAAGATACTATTAAGGTTAAAGAAGAAGATAGGTATATAGTAAAATCTTACAACAAAGAGGAACAATGAAAAAAGAATTATACGATTACTCACCAGAAGAAGCCAGAGAGTACATGAACTATGAGGGCATCAGAGAGCTAGATTATATTGAGGCTGACGGTTACAAGCTGTTTAGTGACAATATATCTAACCCTGTTAAGCTCAGAGTATATGCTGATAAGACTTTCAAACTTGAGGTTACAGTACCTGAAGAAGTCCAGTGCGTGCCTTGTGAGTTAAAATACAAGACTGCTAACCTCGATGGATGCCCAGTATGTGGCGCTACCAATAGAGATGTACTACTCAGGAATAAAGTACAAGAAGAGCCGTTTAGACGCTTTGAGGGTATTTACTCGGAGTTACTTACATCTGCACTTAAAGTAGCTCAACCTGTAATGGCGTATACTGCTGATAACTTTAGCAAAGATCAAGCTTATGATATGTATGCAACGGCTAAAAAAGAGTTTGACGGTGTTCTTTCTGCACTTAAACCTTTTGGATTCGTGTTTGCTGATGGTATTCTAGATAGAGTAACCGAGATGAAAGAGAAAGATATTAATGTTAAGGTAATGAAAGAACTAATGGGTGATGATACTAATGATCAAGCCTTATTGGATTTTAGTAAGTAGATAAGTTTGCACTGTGGCGGAAATATGGGTTCATAGCCATCGGTAGACGCTAGGCTAGAGAGATAAATGGAGCCGCCAGCCCTAACGGGTCTCTCTGTCTATTTGGGTTGCGGGTAAACCAAACATGCGAGTTCGATTCTCGCCAGTGCATTTAAGTGAGAATATGGAAAAGAGAACTAAAGGAAGTAAGCTCCGTAAGCATGTCAAAATAAGTGACTACATTAACCTGTCAAGAAAAGAAAATCTAGAGTCCGAACTAAAAGATATGTACTATCACGGGGCCTCATATTTTATCGATGAAGACAAAAGGGTGTTATCTGTATTTGTCCCGCTTGACTCTTTCTCATGGGAGAAGAAAAGACGCATATTAAAGGATGAAAATAGATTTACAGAGTTGATCAAAAAGTATGGTATAAAAGAATCAAGGTGCAATAAATAAATGTTCACAGATGAAGAACTAGAAGCAGAGCTAGAGAGACGCAAATGTGTACCTAATAAGTATACAGGCGTTTCTCCTGTTTTAATGCGTGTTAACGGTAAGTATAAGAAGGTAATACCTAAACTTATGCCGTTATTCACTATATCTGGTTTATCAGAAGATCACGATGATCTTACAGAAGGCTATGACTTTTTCCCTATTGATGGTGGTCGTGGTGGTGGTAAGTCTGAGTCTATTCCAGATATGTTTACAGAGCTGGCAGAGATTGAGCATGATGTAGAATGCTTGTGTACACGTGAGGTTCAGAACTCAATAGAGGAATCTGTATATTCATATATTCAAAGTTGGGTAACTAAGAACGGTTACGGCGATCACTATAAGTTCCTGCAAAATAAGATTATAAATACTAAAACTAACTTTACATTCAGGTTTAAGGGTTTAAAGGGTAGTACAAGCACCGAGGCACTAAAAGCACTGGCCAAAGTTAAGTATGTATGGGTAGAAGAGGCTCGTACAATGACTAAGAAATCCCTTGAAATGTTACTCCCCTCTATACGTATCAATAACCGTAAGATCATATTTAGCTATAATAGCGGTAGAGAGAGTGACCCAGTAGAGGCTGTTAAGAAGTACAAAGAGACAATGGTTATTAAGCTCAATGTATTCGATAACCCTTTTTGTCCAGAGGTACTTTGGAGGCAGTGTCAATCTGATAAAGCTATTGATTATGATAGTTATACTCATATCTGGGAAGGCCAGTACATTAAAGACGATCCATCCAGAACTATAGTGCCATTTGAATGGTTAGAGAAATGTATTAACGCTCATAAAACTATAGGATACAACCCAGTAGGTAAGTTATACGCTGGTTTAGATGTTGCAGAGGGTGAAACTACCAAGCATGACAAGAACTCCATTGTAGTACGTCAAGGGCCAGTTGTAAAGCACTGGGAAACGTGGCAATGCAAGAACATATACGAATCTGTTGATAGGGTTAAATCAGTATATTATGATTGGGGCTTTGAAGAGGTTTACTATGATGCTGTTGGTGTTGGTGTTGGGTATGCCTCAGAAGTAGCTCGTATTGATGCCGTTGAAGAGCTTAAACTACCATTTGACAGTATACCGTTTAAAGGGTCAACTGCTGTATATGGGGCAGAATCGATATATACTAGACATAACTCTAAGATTGTGAGAAATAAGGATTTCTTTAAGAACTCCAAGTCGCAACAGTGGTGGAACTTACGCTTAATGGCTCAAAATACCATGAAACTATTAGATGGTAAGCAGATAGATAGACCCGATTACTTCCTATCATTTGAGGGTGATCTTAATAAATGGCGTGAGGTATTCAATGAGATATCACAGGCTACATTTAAAGAAGACGGTTCAGGCCGTAAGATGGTCGAGAAATCCCCCGCTATACGTGAAGTAGATGATGGGATAGGTAACAAGCAGAAAGTACGCTCGCCTAATGCTGGCGATGCTTGTGGTTATTCAGTAGTAAAATACTTTGAAAATGGACTAAGAGCGCATGGGGCCGAGATAGAAAAGAACGAAGAAGAAGAGTTTGTGATGCCAGCAATGACATTGTAATCTATCAACATTTTACAAGCTATTAACACTCTATCACCAATCTATCAACATATTATTGACAATCTATCAACATGAAAGTATATTTTGACTATATATTATCATTGGTTGGCAATGAAACCTCAAGAAATTATAGATGAAGCAAAGAAAAACCTTAAAGCGTATGGTGATTTTTTTAGTTCATTCTTGGACGAAGCCAGAGATGATGAAAAACTGGCTAATGGTGACCCTTGGAAAGATGAAGATAAGGCCAAAAGAAACGGCAGACCCCAAGAGATCATCAATGATACAAAGATCACAATAAGAAGAACTATTGAAGACTACGATCAGAAACGCTCTACCATTAAAGTAAAATCAGACTCCCCAGAGACAGACGAAACCACAGTAAACGCCATACAGGGCATAATTTACGATATCAACAACGATTCCATAGGTGAATCTATTAAAGATATGGCTATGAGTGACATGCTTACTTGTGGTATTGGTGCGTATAGGTGGGAAACAGAGTATAAAAATGACCTGAGCTTTGAGCAAAAGATAAAATACAAGCCGATATTCGATAAGTTCAATATTTACCTTGATATTATGAATACTAAAGAGATAGACCTTTGTGACTGTATGTGGGGTGGTGAGAATCTTTATTATGACAATGATACCTTTGAGGCTGAGTGGCCAGATGCAGAGAAAAAAGGCTTCCCTGATCTAACAGGTCAAGATAATGACGGACGTATATGTGTAAGTAGATACGAACGCATTGAGATGGTTAACGATACCTTGATTAGTGTTGTAAATCCTTTTACCGGTAAGCCATTAAATATCCTTACAAGCCAACTAGAGAAAGAAGAGAATAAGCAACTCATTGGTCACTACCGAGAGTACGGGTATGATACCAAAGATGATATTTTCGCTTGGCTTACCGAGACTGGGCGTATTTTAGGTGATAGAGATATCGAGCGCAGAACCGTTAAGTATTACCTCCTTACAGATGGTGAAATACTTGATGAGGGTGAAATAGGTGGTGAGTATATACCTATTGTACCAATGCTCGGTCCTAGATATATACTAGGTGGCAAGGTTTACTTTGACTCTCTTATTAGACAGACTAAAGACCCTGTGAGGTTAAATAACTTTGTTATTAGTAACTATATCGAGGCTATGAGTGCTGACACTATAGCCCCATGGATAACCAACTACAGGAAGATCAAGAACCACATGAATACGTGGGCGAATGCTAATAATAAACCAACAGTAGCTTTACCGTATGATGATATTGAACTTAAAGATGGTTCAGTAGATAACTCACCACCTATCAAAGCACCTAAAGGCGAAGTACCTGCTGGTTGGGCTACATTATTTCAGTTTACCACCGAGGCGAAAGAACGTACTAGTGGTTTACCAGATAGTGCGGCTGGACTTCAAGGTAATGAAGTCTCAGGATCAGCTCTACAACTTAGGACAGATAACGGTTTAGCTAATAGATCAATCTTCTTTAAGAAACGCCATTTCTCAGATATACTACTCGGTAAACACATGGAATTAGCTATCCCAGTATATTATGATACGGAACAAACGGTTAGTGTTGCTGAAGAATCTGGTCAATCTAAGTCTGCCGTGATCAATAAAGAGGGTCATAACCAAGGCGAGGGTGAATTTAAAGGCAAGTACATAGATATTAAGAACGCTAAGTTCAAAACGTTTATTACTGTAGGCCCATCATTTAATTCACTCAAACAGGAAACAGCATCTAAACTGGGTGAGCTTTTACCGTATGCTGGTGAGCGTTACAATGACGTTATATTCCCAGAGCTAGTTAAATATGTAGATATCAGCAATTCAAATGAATTATATGATAATTGCATGAAAGTAGCTCCTGTAGAGATACAAGAGCAAGGAGAGAAAGATGCTAAACAGTTACAAACTGAGAATGCGCAACTCCAACAACAAATTGAATCTTTAACCCAACAGACAGAAGAGTATGAGAAAGTACTTATGGGTGAAGAGCAAAAAGTTCAATCACAACAACAGATCGCCAAGCTTAAATCTGAAACTGATATAAAGAAAGAGATCCTTAAGCAACAGGCCGAGACGCAACGTGAGCGAATGTCTAACCAGACGGACATAAAAGAGGCTGAGATCGGAGCACAAGCCAAAATTAACGCTGAGATAATCAAGACGTTACAAGGTATAAATGCAAAGATTGATAATATAACCCAAATCCGCACAAGCGAGGTCTAATTGACTATTGAAAACAATGAAGAGCAAGAAGCAGAAGTAATCGATACTCCTACAGAGGTTGAAGAAAATGTAGAAGGCGAATCACAAGAAACACCACCTGAAGAAGGTGAGGCCATAGATGCCGAGGCTAAGACAAAAGAAGAGGCAAGAGCAAATTTTCATGCTCGACAAAATAACCGTAAAGAGGAAAACTTACAACTTCAACGGGAAAATGAGTATCTGAGACAGTTGGTTAATCCGCCAAAAGCAGAGCAACCACAGCAACGGAGACAAGCACCAAATGACGGGATTCTTTTAGAGAATTTTGAATCAGAAGATGCTTGGATCGAAGCTAAATTAGATGCTAGGGATGAGAGAAGAGTAGCACAAAATAATGTAAGAGCTAAATCACAATCTTACCAACAGAAGATTAACGAATTTGCAAAGGTAAATAAAGATATCTATGCTTATGAAGATGAAGCTGTAAAAGTGATAGGTGGAAGTCAAGTTGTTGCTCAAGCCATCATGGAAAGTGAGAAAGCAGCTCTAATTGTGGAAGCTATAGCGTTAGACCCAAAGAAAGCTACAGCTATAAACAATGCTAGAGATCACTACTCACTAGCTAAAAGCATTCTAGCTCTA